ATTGATTCTGGAGTACCACCTACATTTGGATTTCTACCAAATTTATGAATAACACTAGCGCCTCTTACAAGACCTCTTGCTATGTTAAGATTTTGTTCTGTTATATATCCTGTTGCCATGTCTCTATTTATATCACCTTTATTATTCTGTGTCAAGTACCTTGACAGATTGGTGTGAGTGATATATAGTCATCATATGTCTTTTTATACAAATGTTCTTCAATACGGCAACTCTCTTCTGGTACGTTATGTCGAGGATGGCAAACGTCTCACAAAGAGAGTTAAATATCAACCCACACTATTCGACCTTGTGACTACGAGGGAGAAAACAGGATACAGCACCCTAGATGGGAGGGCGGTACTACCGCATAAGTTCGACTCTATTCGAGACGCCAAGGATTGGATGACGGATAGAGACAGTCAGGATATCGTGTTCGGTAACACGCAATATCCCTACTGTTGGATTGCAGACGAGTATCCAGGCCGTGTCGATTGGGATTTGGACCAGATGCTCATTGTCACCATCGACATCGAGGTGGAGTGCGAGAACGGTTTTCCGAAACCAGAGGACGCACTGGAACCCATGTTGTCCATTACCGTCAAGAATCATCAAACCAAGCGCATTGTTGTGTGGGGATTGCATGATTTCCGTAATGACCGTGATGATGTGACGTATATCAAGTGCGAGAGTGAGGTTCATCTGCTCAAGGAGTTCCTTGCATTCTGGGAGAGAAATGTACCAGATATCATCACAGGATGGAACACTGAATTCTTCGATATTCCCTATCTCTGCAATCGTATCAAACGAGTGTTTGACGAGGATGAGGTGAAACGACTATCCCCATGGCGCAACGTATTTGACCGTCAGGTATACCAGAGGGGTAAAACATTTCAGATTTACACCATCGACGGAGTATCTGCACTGGACTATTACGACCTGTATCGGAAGTTCACATATACGAACCAAGAACGATACACACTGGACTATATCGCCTATGTTGAACTGGGTGAACGCAAGGATGGTAATCCATTTGACACTTTCCGTGAGTGGTATACCAATGATTATCAGTCATTCATCGAATACAACATCACTGACGTTGAACTGGTGGACAAACTAGAAGACAAGATGAAACTCATCGAACTCATCGTCACGATGGCGTATGAGGCAAAGGTGAATATGACGGATGTTCTGGGTCAGGTGCGATACTGGGATATTCTCATCTATAATCACCTTCGTGAGAGAAATCTGGTCATTCCGCCCAAGAAAGAACATGAGAAGAACGAGAAATACGAGGGTGCATATGTGAAAGACCCACAGGTGGGTATGCACAACTGGGTAATGTCATTTGACCTCAACTCCCTGTATCCACATCTTATCATGCAGTATAATATCTCACCGGAAACACTTGTCAATAGTGGTGCAGAGCTTGCAGAAGGTATGGTGGATAAACTGTTAGAGGGTAAGGCAAGAAACGACACTGAATACTGCATGACACCTAACGGTGCATTTTTCCGCAAGGATGTCAAGGGTTTTCTACCAGAATTGATGGAAAGCATGTACAATGACCGTGTGAAGTACAAGAAGCTCATGCTGCAGGCGGAACAGGAATACGAGGATACCAAGAACCCTGCATTGTTGAAGGATATATCCAAGTATAACAACATTCAGATGGCCAAGAAGATTTCACTGAACTCCGCATATGGTGCAATCGGTAACAACTGGTTTCGGTATTATGACCTACTCATTGCAACCGCCATCACCACTGCGGGACAGTTATCCATACGATGGATCGAAAAGGCACTGAATATACATCTGAACAAGGTGTTAAAGACGGAGAATATAGACTATGTTATTGCATCGGATACGGATTCGGTATACATTACTTTTGACGCACTGGTACATAAAATCTTTGGAGAGGGACAAGAGACTGGCAAAGTCGTGGCCTTTCTGGATAAACTTGCAAAAGAGAAGTTGGAACCGTTTATTGATAAGTCTTATTCGGCTCTTGCAACGCATATGAACGCATATGACCAGAAGATGTACATGAAACGTGAGGTGATTGCGGATAAGGGTATCTGGACGGCTAAGAAACGGTATATTCTCAATGTACATGACTCTGAGGGAGTACGATACAAGGAACCCAAACTCAAGATGATGGGTATCGAAGCAGTCAAATCATCCACGCCTGCACCATGTAGAGCAAGAATTAAGGACGCCATGAACATCATTATGGGTGGAACGGAGAAAGAACTCAACCTATTCATACAGGATTTTCGCGCAGAATTCATGGAATTACCACCAGAAGACATTGCCTATCCACGATCATGCAACGGTGTAATCAAATACAAGGGTACAGATAGACTATTCAAACAGGGTGCGCCTATACATGTCAAGGGTGGAATACTGTATAATCACCTCGTACAGAAGAACAATCTATCGAATAAGTACCCATATATTCAAGAGGGTGACAAGATACGATTTCTGCATATGAAAGAACCCAATATCTATCAATCATCTGCATTCTCATTCATTACGACACTACCAAGAGAACTGGATATTGTCAAGTTTATTGATTATGACATGCAATTTGAGAAGAGCTTCGTAGAACCATTACGGTTTATTACGGAGAAAGCAAAGTGGTTGATTGATAGCTCATATGGTACACAAGGAACACTGGAGGACTTTTTCGGATGACATATCTAACATATCACGGAAGAACTAGAGAATGTTGCGAGTATGTAGTAAGAGAGTATGAGAACAATAAGGATTATGCAGACCACATGAGTATACAATCATGGGTACAAGCAAGTAAGAATAGACTGAAAGAACTGGATAATGAACAGAGTGAATGAATATAAGAATAGAATACAATATGGTGTATATTGCAGACAGTTTTGAAGAGGTAGATTACTAATGTATGCAATAATGATTTGTCTTAATGAAAAAGAAGATGATTGGATTTTCGTTACAGAAGATACAAAAGATTGTTGGGACTTAAGGCCAGTATTATTCAATGATATACACAAGGCACTTAAATATTCTGAGCAATGGAGTATTCCAGGCAAAGAACATAATGTAAAGGTTGTTAGTTATGAAAGTCAAGATAATGAATAAACTAGAAGAGTATAAGAATGGAATACAATGGGATATATGGGAGGATATACAGAGGGTGAAGGATGCTCCGGAAGAATTACCCCATGAGAACCCAAATATACCCATATTTACCCATATATTAAAAAGGCTTAAAAAAACATAGAGTTGTGTGGGTTAAAGTCTGCAACCTATCGGCTCAATATCAAAGAACCTCAGTGAAATATCTGAGGTTTTTTTTGTTTTTATGCAAAAAAGTACTTGACAATCCCTTGACAATGGTGTATAAAGGGTATGTAGAGTGGTTATGGAGACATATGAATGACTTTTGAAGAATGCCTTGAAATCTGTGAGAACGGATGTGTGTCATGGGATACTTCCCGAATGAGATTGAGGCAGCTGCCAAGGAAATGTTTGAAGAGATGAAGGAGATTAAGGAATGAGCATGGAGTATTACGAAGAGGCGTTCCTAGAGAATAAGTTCTTTGAGTATAAGGCTGACTTTGCTGCGAAGGGTTGCACTGAAGAAGAGGCAGAGATTGCTGCAGCAGAGGCTCTGGATAAGTTAATGGAGATGTATTGAATGTTACCTCAGATGATTAATCTTTGTGCAACTGGTAAGTCTAATCTTGATGGGGTTACTCCCATGTACCTCTGGCGTAAGGGTGATTACACCTATGAGATAGAGGCGAAGTCTCCTGTGATGAGCTCAGTGGAGGTCTATGAGGATACACCATATGAGATTGTTATATTAAAGTTTAAGAATATGGTTGACAATATGGAATTAGTGTGATACTATAGGGTATAACTTAGAGAGTGTCCCGAATGGTCTTTCGTATATTGCTGAATTGCTAGGTGGACCGGCACTCTCTCTTTTTTTCTGTAATTTGACTTAACCCCCCCTTAAGACTGACAGAGTAAGCCTAATCTATAAATGCAATAACTTCCCTAAGTAATATTTCCTGAGATTATTTCCAAGACACCCCCCCCTAAAACTGAGAGCATTTTATTT